TGTTCTTGTAGGCGAGTTTCACGGGGTACTTGGTGGCCACCATGTTGCGGTGGAGATAGCCCGTAGCGTCCCGCTCGCCCATCGTGTCCAGGTCGCTTTCCTTCCCGCTGAACTCCGACGGGTCCGGGATCGGTTCGCCATTAATGGAGAACCCCATGTTGTACCGGTACTGGTGCCGTACCGACGGTCCCCTGTACTCGATGCCTGTTACGTCCATGCTGTGTCACCTCGATTCTGTGCTGCGATTACCGTTCCGACGCTGTTATGAATGGCATTTCCTGCCTGGTTCCGCCCGCACCGGATGCCCGCTCCCAACGATTCTGGGACTCCGTTACCACCCGACCGAGGTTCGCGGACGGCGTAATATTGACACTGAGCGGCTTGTTTCGGATATCCTGCGCGATTGCCTCGATTTGCCGCAGGATGCTGTTCTGCTCGTTCATCTGCGGGTCGTTGTCGTTTGTCACACCAAGGTCATACGACGGGAGGTTGTGCTTCGCGGGATAGTACACCGGTCCGACAGAACCGTCGCCCGTGTATCCGCCAACGGAGCCACCGGAACCAACGACATTTCTCGAACGTCCGGGGTTGTTGCCAGGTTCTATGACCGCCGTCCCGTCCGCGAAATCTGTGTTGAAATGGACAGATTCAATGCGCGGGAGAAGGTCAACGGTCTGCAAGCCAGAGATGCCAATGGTGATGGGGTCCCAGAGTTTGAGGTCGCCGATGGTTGCTCCGGCAATGGTGAAGTTCAGGCCGTTCATCCAGTTGATGACCCAGTTGATGGCAGAGATAACGCCGTTGATGCAGTCGATGAAGAAGTTGGAGATCGGAATCGTAATCGTGTTGGCAAACCATTCTGCGATGCCGATCCACGCTGCCTTGATCGCTCCGATAGGGTCGTCCATGAACTTCTGCATATTCTCTCCGGCAGTCTGGAAGAATCCTTCAATCTTCTGAATGACGTTCTCGTTAATCCACGTCACGGCCTCATCGATCTTGGGCTGCACGTTTGTTGTCCACCACTGGGAGATGGATGCCCAGATACCGGCAAACCATGCGGTAACGCTGATCCACACGCCGAGCGCCCACGTTGAGATGCTCAACCAGAGGTTGGACAACCATCCGGTCACGTCTGCCCACGCCTGTGTAACCCATCCGCTGACGATGCCCCACTTTTCCGCGAACCATGAGGAGATGCTGTTCCAGACTCCTACCGCCCACTCCTTGATGGCATCCCACTTCTGGATGATCCAGGCGACGCCAATGGCAATGCCTGCAATCAGCAGCGGTATCCACGACCCGGTGAAGAGCGAAAGTGCACCGCCAACCGCACCAATCGCGATGGACAGCTGCGTCAGGCTCTCGTCGGACATCTTGCCGGTCTCTGCCAGTTCCTTCAGCGGGTTGACTGCCAGCGCAATGCCGCCCGCCAGAAGACCAACAGCAATGCCCGTCAGGCCAAACGCGAGACCAAGACCGGCCACAATCAGCGCAACACCGCCGACGGACTTCGCGAGATTATCCCAGTTAACGCCGTTTTCGAGCTGGTCGGCGAATCCCTGCCATAGTTCAGCCGCGCCTGCAACCGCGAGTCCGATGCCCAGCGCGAACCGCCATACGCTGACAAGGCCAGCAGGCAGTGCGTTTGCGATCTTCCATGCAAGGAACGCCGCTCCGATGCCGATTGCAAGGCTCTTGATCTCGGTCAGGTGGTCCTTGACCCACTGCACCCACGGCGCGAACTCGGCCTCCTCGAACATCTTGGCGTAATCCGCTGACTCAAGTCCGCCACTGCCGCTTCCGCCGCCGCCGGACTGGGACTGGATGATGTTCAACTCATCCCACGCCGCCAGCAGATTCTTAGCGGCTTTCGCCGCCCCGGTAGCGCTCTTTTTCGTCTTCTCAAAGTCGCTTGCCGCCACATCCACTGCCTTGGTCCATGTCGCGTGTCCGCTGAACATGGCCACCAACTGGTTGAAGATGTTTGCAAGGTCGATGAGGGCATTGATGACGGAATGAATCAGCGGCAGGAGCGCCTGGAAGGCAACCGCCAGAGACGCGCCAAGGCTGTTCTTCATCTTCAGCACAGCATTGTCAAAGTTCTCCATGTCCCTGGCGTACAGGCCGTTGATGGCCTTGCTGTACTCCCGGACGTTCTCCATGCCTTCCTTGAACGCCGTGGTGATGGCGCGAAGCACGGCACGGAATAGCCTGAACTTTGCAATCCGCATAAAGCCTTTGAGTAGACTGCCGAGTCCGCCAAGCATACCGCTGATTGAGTTCTTCAGCACGTTGAACGACGCGGACAGCATATGCATTGCCACCGGCGCGTCAGTAGCGGACATCTTGAGGCTGTCCAGTTTCTGGGCGCTGTGTTCAAGCAGACTTGAGACTTGCTTCAATTCACCGCCAGCTATTGCTGACTGACCGCCAAGGTGTCCCGTTGCTGTCGCAAGTTCCTGCATAGCCTCTGCCGTCTGCTCTACCGCTGGTTCCGTACTGACCATTTGGCCGAGCGCTTCCGACGCCCTCGGTGCGCTTGACGCAACCCTGTCCGCCGCTGTTGCGAGTGTGCCAGCAAGTTGAATCGTCGCCTCAGGACTCGGAATCATTCCGCGCTCGTCCTTTGGCATAACAGTTGAAAAACTGATGTCTGTCGCGGCAATGCCTGGTTTCCATGCACCAGATTCCCGCATGGCCCGTCCGAGTTCGCTTAGTTCAGTCCTTGCGCTATGAGCGGTGTTACCGAGATCCTCAACGGCCTCCGTTGCGCTTTGTATCTGTGTCGTGCCGCCAAGCGGACCGTCCTTTACGGTGATCTCCTGCATCGCATCGGTTGCTTTTCTTGCATCGTCCGCAACTTTGCCAAGAGCAGAACTGCTCCGTCCGCTCCGCAATCCAGACAGTGCGCTTACCGCCTTTTCGAGCGCCGCAGAGAACACTTCAATCTGCTTTGTCGCGCTCCCGAAGGCTGTTGCCATTTCGCCAACCGGTCCGCCACCGGCAAGCCCGGAAATCTGCCGCAACCGATCTGCGAGTTCCTTAATGCCGCCAAGCTGGACTGCATTCTGGAGACGCTGCATGGCACTCGCGAGTTTGTTAACATTACTCGCCGCTTGCGCTGCGTTGTCAGAGATTTGCAGTTCCAGGGTCTGTACAGCCATGTTTACTCACTTCCTTGTGTCTTCGGTCGGCTGGTCGATCAGTTTCCGGGCTTCCCGTTCCTGATAACTCTTGTTGAATCTTGCCGCTATATTCTTCATCGCCACAAGGCCGCGACGCACCTTGCGCTCCTTTTCATCCTCGGTCGGTTTCGCTGTCTCCAGTTCATACGGCCTTTCCAAGTACGGGTGCGCCTTTGTGCCGGGTCTCGCCAGATCGTGGAAGATCGGACTCGCACAGCACAGGGCGTCGTAGATGTAGCGCCCAGCCAGCCATGAGTTGTAATTGCGTTCCTGCATTTCCCGCTTGGCTTTCATCTCTGCCGCTTTGCGGTAGGCGATCACCAGACTGGAGTCCATTTCCCAGAACTGTTCATAGGTCATGCCGATGGACAGATAGAACGGGAACACTTCGTGGAACCACTCATAGTACATCTTCTTCTGGCTGGCCTTGGACGCTTCTCCATCTATCGGCGCATCACCCGTTACTCCATTGCCGTCCAGGTAGGGTTTGCTTCCTCTTCGCTGTCGCCGTTCTCGTCAACGCCGATGAGGTCAAGCATGGGAGCGGAGTACATATTGGCGAGTTCCACCATCAGTTCTTTGCGGCCCGTCTGCGCCATCCAGATCGGTTCGATGCGTTCCCAGGTCATGCCCTTGTGGTGCATCTGGAAAGCGCCGGTCACAAGGCCCTTCACGGACATCAGCAGCCGTTCCGTGTCCAGAACGAATCCCTGCTTCTGCATCCGTTCCACCGTCGCCCGGTTGAACTCCAGCGTGTATTCTTTGCCGTTGCCGTCCCGAAGAATAATCTTCCTTGTCATGTGTTTCTGCCTCCATTTTCCTGTTGTTGAGTTGTCTGCTTTATCCAAACAGCCCGCGCCCAGGGGTTATAGGCCGACCGAGCGCGGGCGTAATGGGTTAGGTTGCTCCGGTCGCTCCGCTGTTGAACACGAACGGGGTAGAGGGGAACGCGACGATGGTCATCTCGACAGCGGCATTCACGTCGCCGCCGGAGACGTAGCACATGATGTCTCCGCTCCAGTCGAACTTGCCGTTGTGGCCATCCGGGACCTCGCTGCCAATGGCACCGGTCGCACCGAACCACAGGGAGTAGTCGTGCTGGGTACCGGCCAGGGCATTGATCTTGGCGTACTCGGCAGCGCTGTAGTTGGCGCTGAAACTGGTGCTGGCAATGTCCTGCACACCGGGGACATACTGCCGCATCGCGTCGGACAGCGTGGTCACGTCAATGCGCTCCGGTTCGCCGCCCATGTCAGGGAAGGACTTGATGGGGGTCAGGTTCTCCCAGGTGCTGCCGTTTTTGTACATCAGGTAGGTCTGGTAAGTACTGATCGCAGCCATATTGCTTCATCCTTTCTGTAGAGTAATGGGGTTATCTGCGATAGATTTCATTGCCGTCCGTCACGGCCTCATATCTCGCTTGCACACGGACCACGAACGGGTCCTGCATGACTTGTAGGTACTGTGCGCCGATGAGCTGCAGATACTGGATTCCGGGGGAAACCCGGCTGAACTGCATCTCCAGCATGGCCTCGTCCAGCGCCGCGATGATCCGTTTGCATTCGTCCTTGCTCTTGGCGTAGACGTTGGCGTCGAACGTGACCAGCGCGAAGTTCTCCTGGAGGCGGTTGTCCTGGAGACGGTCCACCGTGTTGTTGGTGATCTCAATCAGCGTCACGAACGGAAACTGGGATGCCTCATGCACATACTCGCTGGCCATGCAGCCCGGAGGGAGCATCTCATGAATCTTCTCATATACATGGTTGAACACGATGTTCTCGATGTCGATCATGATGCGTTCCTCCTTTCTGCGTTACAGGCCTCTGAATACCTTTGCTGTAATCTTCGGTGCCTGCTGTTCAAGATACAGCCGGGTTTCGTGCATGAACGGCCTTGCAGGCTGTCCTTTTGTCCACATCCATCTGCCATATCCCCAGTCGTAGTACCACCATCCGGCTTCTCCGTGGTGATTGATGTCATAGTCCCAACCGTCCGGGTTCGGGTGATCGTTCTCCGATCCGACAATGCCGGTGCCGTACTCGACATACGCTGCATACCATGCATCTGCCACAACTTTGGAGATTCGCTCGTCCGGTCTTGCGCTTTGCGGGTGGATGGAGTCGTACAGATTGCCGGTGTCCAGCGCCCTGTATGCCACAACCCTGCTCTGCGCGTACTGTGCGCCGACCTCCGCAAGTTCGTTCAGCACATCGTTGGCGCACTTCGGCACGTTTTCAGCGACCTTGCCGACCGCCTGGACGGCTTCTGCAATGGACTGCGGATCAAACAGATTGAACCGTATCCTGCGTCTTGCCATCAGGCATCACCCGCCGCATTGTTCTTGGGGATCTTGCGGATGATCAGCCGCAGGACGTTGAGGCTTGGCGCGACCTCTTTGATTTCGTACTCGTCGCCGTTCCAGACGATCTTGCCGTCCTCGTTGATGTCCGCCTTCGGGTCGTCCAGGACTACGTCATGCTGGTAGGTTTCTTCCACGCCATACCAGCGCTTGTCCGCGTAGTCGTAGCGCATGGACACGGCGATGTTGCCGTAGTAGATCACGGGGTCGTCCCACACGACGGTGTACCGTCCGGTATGCAGTCCGTCCTCGATGATCTCCTCCGTCCCCAGGTTGGCGTAGTACTCGAACGCTTGGAGGTTTCGCTTCAGCACCCGCATCACCGCACCCCCTTACCGGATCACACCGCACATGGGCGTGATGTCGGAGAGGAAATCGTCCGGGATGTTGTTGAAACCGTAGTGCCGGTGGATGCCGTTCTCCAGGTGGACGGTCTCGCCTTCCGCGCCGCGCTTGTTCAGCAGGTATGCGGCAATCGCGATCTGCTTCGACACGAACTTCTTGGGGAGTTCCTCCGTGCCGTCCGAGTAAGGGTACAGCCGGGTGAGAATCTCCCACTTCGCTGTGTCGAGATAGGCGGACAGCGTAGCGTCGTCATCCGTCACGTCGGCGACCAGCCGCAGCCGGTTGATGGTGTCAAGATCATACTCAGCCATGTGTCCGCCCTCCTTTCAGGTCTTGCGCGTGGTTTTCCGGGTCCTGCGGGTCTTGGGTTCCTCGGCCTTGGGTTCCTCGGTCACAGGCTCCACGGTTTCGGGTTCCTTGGCCTCGGCCTTCTTCGCAGGTTCCTCAATGATCTCTACGGCACCCTCCAGGCCGGGGGCGTCCTCGGCATTGATCTCGAAGACGTCCCCACAGCCGTGCAGGTCAGCGCCGTACGTGACATTACACAGCGCTTTTACTTTCATCAGGTAGTCACCTTCAGCAGGGCCACCTCGTTCATCCGCTCGTAGGAGGGCAGGACGATCTCGGAGGCGAACGTATTCACGTTGACGGGATGCGGATCGATGATCTGGGTGATGGCCACGCCGTTGTTGACCAGGGCGACCTTCGCCACGCCGGAACCGGCCAGATCGGCCTCTTCGGGGGTCGTGCCGCGCCAGGTGCTGCCCAGAGCGCCAGCCGGGATCAAAGCCACATAGCCGTCCGGGACGAACTTGTGGGCGACCTTCGCCTCATCGCGATACTGCTTGTCGTACACCAGGATCTGGATGCCGGTGGTGTCAGCGATCACGCGCTTCACGTCGCCGGAGGTCACATAGCCGGTGGTGATGCCAACGGTGGACAGGAAGCGGTTCTTCACGGCGTCCATCTTGCCCAGGAGGTTGAAGGTTGTGCTGTTCATGACCGCATACACGGGAGCGCTGCCGGTGAGGCCGAGCAGGGCGTTGGTCGCCGTCTCGAAGTTCACGAAGGGGTCAGCGGTCGCGGCGGCAGTCCACAGCGCGGTGCCGCTCATGGCGAAGTAGTTGGTGGACTTCCAGGAGTTGTCGGGGTCATAGTCGTAGGTGTAGTCCACACCATTGGCCTGGATGCTGATGCCAGCGTCGCCGCCGATGGGGAAGAGCAGCTGCATACGCTCACGCTCGGCCACAACCTCCGCAGCCTCGATCAGTTCGTTGGCATCGTCATACAGACGGGCCAGCACCTGACCGACGTAGGGGTCTTTGGACTCGGCGGCACGGAGCAGTTCCTGACGATCCTTCTCCTTGATCTTGAAGCCCTCACGGAAGAAGGGCATTTCGGTGTCCAACTTCTCAACGCCGACCCGGTCACGGAAGGTGGCCTTGGCGTCGAAAGCGGAGGGCATCAGGGAAATCGGCAGACCCTTGTGACCCTTGATCCAGCTGAGATCAAGACCAGCCTTCTTCTTGGCCGGGAACAGGCCAGCGCCGAGGTACGCAATCCGGTTGGACGCATTCTCTTCCCACTGCGCCGCAATGGACGCGGGGGTAAACAGGGTGGTGAAATCCATGTTGATTATCTCCTTTCGTAGTGTCATTCAGCGGTCGGCCACTGGACGTATCTAAACATATGCCCGCAGCCCACCCGCACGTCGGTGTAAATCGGAATCCCGCTGTTCCTGCACAGTACGCAGAAGTACAAGTCCTCACTGAGCATTCCACGGTTCTTGTCACCGTAGTTCACCCAGTCGTACCACGGATAGTCGATCTTCCTGAAGACCGCCGTCCGAATGAACGCACATCCCATTCCGCCGCCGTGGGCCTCAATCTTGGCGACCCCGGATTCGGCCATGTCGTGCATTTCCTGCGCGGAGTATTCCGATTCAAGCGGGAAGTGGTAGTATTCCTTGCCTTCGTCATCCCGCAGCTTGCAGATGCAAGTCTTACCGCGATACCGGTTGTCGGTGTCCCGGTGTGCATAGTATCCGAGGCAGACGTCTCGCGGATCCTCCAGCAACAGCGTCAGCGCGTTCTTTGGGAGAACCACATCGTTGTCCACCATCAGGACAAAGTCCGTGTCGAGGTCAATCGCTCTCTGGGCGATGCGGTTCCGCGCCGTCGCCACGTCATAACCCCGCACAAACTCGAAGATGACTTCATGATCGCCCTTGTCCAGTTCCCAGATGCCCTTGAACGTATCAGGGTAGATCGTTTCAAAGGTCGGAACGGCAACCAGAATCCTCATTGTTTAACCCTCCCGGTACTTGTTCAAGAACTCAACGCGGTGCATCGTCCGGTTGGTGAACCAGGACTTGATCCCGCAGTAGTGGACAATTGCCGGATTGTCTGTGTATCCCGTCGGACTGCCCTCATTCCACCTGACATCCACCGGAACGATCTTGTCCTCGCCAATTCCGAAGAGATTGAACGCGTCCTGGTCGGCAAACGGCTGTTTCACCAGATTCAGGTAGTCCTGCATGGGATACTCGATGCGGTCCGCCCTCATCTGCCGGAGGTTAAGAACCGCGATACCCATGTTGTAGTAGTGTTCACCGAACGGTTTGTACCATGTCTGCCGTTCCGGGACAGCACCGAGCCACTTGCCGTAGAGGTCCGTGTCCCACAGTCCGTCAAGACTGTCGCAGATGATGGTGTCGATGTCCAGGTGAATCACCCTGTCCACGGGCAGGATGGACGGGTAACGAACTTTCAGAAGGTTGATATACTTGAAGTCGTTGTTGTAGTTGACTCCGCCTTCCGGGAAGTATGTCTGTCCCGTCACATTGATGACCTCTGCGGGCATGGGGAGGGCAAATGGCAACTCGTCATGCTCCGCGAGGATGAACACCCGTGCGTCCGGATTCGTCGCTGCCAAAGACCGGAGCGAAGGCAGAATCCATTCATAGACGTGGTGTGTCATCGCGTAGACGATGTTCATGTCTCTCCCCCTTTATGCCGATCAGGTCTCGCCAGTCGCACCGGTCGCGCCAGTCTCACCGCCGATGCCGGGGATGTTGGTGCGGAAGGTGATGGCGGGCAGGGCGCTGTACAGGGCGTCCGCATAGGACACGCTGGAATGCGCCTGGGCCTTGGTTGCGTCGATGATGCCAGCAACCACGGCAGCGCCGTTGGGATTCTTCGCGGTGTCCACATCATACAGCAGGACGCCGATGGCACCGCTGCCCGTGGTGGACTCGCCGCTGGCATTCAAGGGAGTGCCAGCCTTGACGACAGTCCCGCTGCCGGGGGTCGCCACGGTCACAGGAATGGCCTGGAAGTCCTTGGAGGCAAGGATCTCCACATCGCCAGCCAGAGTAGTCTTGGAGTAAATCATCTGTGGTTCTCTCCTTTCGTATACTTGGGTTTATCTCGATTGTTGAGATACGGTTTTGTGGGTCAGATCATGACGTTTCATCAACGCAGATACTGCCCAAGAATGTCAGCGGACTGCTTGTCGGCATCGGCCCTCTGCTTGGCAATCTGCTTCGCACGGGTCACTGCCTCGTCTTCCTTCTTCTGGTCACCGCTGTCATCGCCGCCCGGTCTGCCGCTTCTCCGCATCAGTTCGGAGCGGATGCGCTGTTCGGTGGCCTCCTGGAATTTGCGCTGGTTCTCAAGGACCTTGGCCATATCGCCGGACTGCATCGCCTTCGCCGTGCTTTCCGCCAGCTGATCGTCATAGCCCATCGCGACATAGGTCGCCTTGTAGGTGGCCACGGCCTTCTCCGCTTCGAGTGCCGCAACCCGCTCCAGCAGTTGTTTGTGTTCCTCTTCCTTCTCCGCCGCCGTCCGGCTCGTCTCATCCTGCGTTTCGCGGTACTTCTTCTTCCAGTCCGCCGCATCGGAGTTCGCAGCCGTCAGCGCCTTACGGAGCCGCTCGACTTCAGAGGTCTGGTCGGTCGGAAGCGTGACGCCCTTCAACGCCTCCGCGATCTCTTCGACGCTCATGCCGTCCCGGTAGGAATCGCCCAGCAAGTCCCTGATTTCCATTGTGATGTACCTCCTGCGTTTGTTGAGGCGGTTCCCTCCGCCGTCATCCGTTTTAAGGTCTTGTCGTTGACCATGTCGCGAGTTTTGTTAGGCGACTTCCCTGCCGCCGCATAACGGGTTGCCCCGTGATAGCCTTACTTGGATTTGACCGGCGTGTACCAGCACCGGCAGTTGTAGTGCGCTTTGGGCGGAGCGTCTCCGATCCTGTAGACCTTCCCGTTCCGTCCCTTGCACACCCGGCATTCCCAGCCGTCAATGCGCGTGTTCCACTTCACCCATTCGTACCCGACAATCTTGTAGGCCGCGATCATTGCCCGGTCCACCAGGTCGATGCCGTACTGCGAGGTCTGCGTGTACCAGAGGGATGCCGCCTTCCGCAATGCCTTGGTGAGCATCGTGTGACTGCTGTACTCCCTCGCCGTCAGGATGGCCTCGTTCAGCCGCATTCGTTTCCGGTCTACCTCTTGGGTGTAGATGTACTCGGTGATGGGGTCCACGCCGTCCAGATAGTCTGTGACAAAGCGCTTCGGCTTGACCTTGCCGGTCGGCCCGCCTGCCGCCGTCCACGCCTCCCGGACCAGCGTTTCGTACTGTTCCCGGTTGTAGGCGTCCAGCCGCTTGTAGAGATCGGCTGTGACCTTGGTCAGCTGCCGCACCGTCATCCGGTCAAAGCCTGCCGCGTCCAGTTTGTTGAACTCAGCCTGGATCATGCGCTTTGCCTTCTTGAGGAACTGGTCAAGGGGTCCATACGGGTGGCCGTTACTGCTCGTCGCCGCCATCCGGGGTCACCCCCTCGTCCTCCTCGGTGTGGTCGTGGTTCGGCGCGTCGTCCTCGGTCTGGGCCGGTTCCCACTT